AGAGCACTAAAGTCTACTACGTTAGGATCTGCTAGCTTAGGGCTATAGTTAGTGAGATAAGTGTTTTCTACAAATCCACGAAGAATAGCTGTACTTGCTAGAGTACTACTACGAGTAAAATCTGCCATAGACAAACCAAAGAATTCATGTGGAATATCAATTGGTACGATAGATGCAAGAGGTACAAACTCTACATCTTCTTCATATAAAATATGATTGTCTACTGTAATAAAATGTTTTAATTCTGCTATACCATCGCCATCACGGTCTACTCTAATCCAAGACTCAGTAAGAGTTACCTCTTGATTTGCTTCAGTATAGTACGTGCCGTTGCTATCATATCCTTGCCAATATCTTTGACCTGTGATATCTTTTCGTGCAGCAACGTCTTCACTGTATTTGCCGCTTCCAAGCCAATCTGTATCAGTTCCAAGGCGAGACCATTCATCTTCTGTAATGTTCTCTCCCCACTCTGGGTAATACTTCCGAATGTCTGAACGAGACATTTCTGACTGGATACCAACAAAGACAGCATCTTCAATATCTTTTGCTTCATTTGAAATCCTAAATGATTCTGGTGGAATACATTCTATTTTAATTCTGCTCTTATCAATGCGTTTGCGTAAGCGAACATCAATGTAAGAAATTGTTTCTGATAATGGATTGAGCGTGAGCTCATTGACGATTTCTAAATTCTCATCTGAAAGAATTTCATCAAGCTTAGCTTCATCAATTTCTTCATATTCTTCTATGACATAATCAAAGTCTTCAACGTAATCCCAACGTATAACTGCGTTTTTCCACAGTAGTGCAGACTTCATCCATGTTTGAAGAAGCTCCCATCCTTTATTCTTTTTAAATAAGCAGTAGTTAACAATGTTAGATGCATCCTTGGCGGCTTTAAAAGCGCCTGGAGTGTCATCATAAGGTACGAATCTAGCAATCTTATTATTAGATAAAAATAAATCTGAAAGAACAGCTGTATATGCTTCAACTACTTCTGTAGTAGAGGTGTCAACAATAGTACTAACTCCTTGTGGAGTCAGATGTTCTTGTGCTACACCTGCATATTCATAAGTTGCCTTTAAACGTTCTCTAGTAAGATCGCTACTGTTTAGCCAATCACCTGCGGCATTAGAAATACCCTGCTCGATCAGATTAATTAACTGCTCATCATCAACTTTTTCTTTATATCTATTGCTCATTACAGTTTACCGCCTGTACCACTATAGAAAGGCTTACTACCTTCCATAACCTTTTGGCTAAAGCCTTTGCTTCCAGGCTGAGACAGTGGAGTTTTACGCTCTACTGGCTTTTTAACCGCTTGTACAGGTTTGACCTGCTGATATCTTCCTACACTTGTCATTTACCACTCCTGGGTTTTATGATCTACCACTTTACTTTATTAGCCCAATAAGCCGCGCTCATTGGACCTTTGTCAATATTCTTTTGGTGTCTTGCTTTCCATGCTTTATTTCTAGGTGTCCCATCAGGACTACCTGTAGCACCTTGAGCGCCAAATCTAATTAGTTTAGGTCTACCTGTCTTTGGATTCTTTACTGCAACAGCATGAGACTTAGTAGGGTGATTTGGAGTTCTTTTAGGTTTATTGAAACCACTAAAGGTCTCTCCCCCAACTTCAATTCTTGCCATTACCAGCCTCCTTTATCTGTTGTAGTGTTCTATTACAGCCTATACAATATGTTTTTGTAGAGTCTAGTTTGCACACTTTAATACACGGGCTTTTCATTCCCTGTCCTTTAATAATAGCTTTAATTTTTCTATTTCAATTTCTAAGTCATGAACTCGTTTAACCGTATCTTGTACAGACTTAGGTGGTTCAAACTCATCAATCCAAGTATCATTCTCTTCAACTTCTTCCATTGTGAGTTCTAGGTTGTGTTCTAAAAAACTAATACGTTCTGTTAAACCGAAATAAGCCCAAGTAGCAATGCTTGCAGCTGCAATCATAGAAACTAAATTCCTTAAAGGAATAGTTATTTCTGTGTTGTCATTCATTCTAGTAGCAATTTCTTTTTCTACTTTTGTCATTTCTTGTCTCCGTTATGCTCATGACCCATCCATATTCCGAATACGCCTGTCATGACTCCCATGACAACTGAAACAAAAGCTGACTGTGCTCCTGTAGGGTCTGGCAAATCCATAAACCACTCAGCGCACCGCCAAGACATTAGTGTGCTTGCCAGCATCATGAACCTTGGGAGGATTTTCCACTTGAGGAAAGTTTCTACTGACATTGTATCCCTCCACTACTGGACTTTTATATTTGTCCCTTCCATATCTATTTTTCTTTTTTATTCTACTGAAATCAAATCTTCTTTTCATAAGGTGGGCCTTTCCTACCCTTAGCGGCCCAGACTAAGTGAGGACAACGGTAGTATCCTTTACTGAAGAGTGAGCTTATCTAGCTCTAACTGTAACTCTTCATCTGATAAGTCTGAAGCATCAAGGGTTGTTTGAGTTACATCCTGTCTGCTTAACTTCGGTGCCTGATACTCAGCGAGTATACTGGCTACCTTTATAATTTGATCTGTGTCATTATCTTCCATGGCTTGTACTAAAACAAAGTTTAATGCCGCCATAGCGTCTGGTGCTTCATCTCCGAGTTCTTTCATGGCAACAATAGTTTGCTTAGCCAGTTCTCGCTTCTCTTTATTTTTACGGCGTACTTCAAGTCCTCGCTTACGCCACTCATCAGCCATCTCGCTATCTTTGATAGAAACAAGATTCTTCAGTCCTGGATGATTCTCATCACCTCTTATAGCCATTGTGTATTCTCCTGTTCGATATACCCTGTCCGATCTTTCCAAGACACTGTATCACTTGTGAGTTTGTGTTGATGTGTTCTGTAAGCCTCAAATGCTATAGCCAAAGCCATAACGGAGTCATCAAAGTTTCCTGAGAGAGCGTTAGTAGAGCCGTTATCTGCCGCTACATAAGTCCTTAACTCACCCACTATTACATCACTACTTATCCGTATGTCTTCTTCTTCGATTGCTCGTTTAAGGTTTCCTATAATCATAGGTTTAGTGGCAACTGTAGTTCTAAAACCTGGTTTACCACCCTCTTCGTCTAAAAGACTAGCCGCTTTAGTTTGATAATACAGGTTTATATAATTCATTTGCTTTAATCTATTGAGAGTAGCAATCCCCAAGGAGTTACTTTCTACTGCTAATAGAGCATTGTTAAAATACCTGCCAAGATAAAAAAGAATGTCACCAAAATTACTTGGATCCGTGAAATTATCTCTAAAAAGCGCACATACTTCTCTCTCTGCATTTAATACCACCGCTGTGCTGTAATCTTGCCCTACACCTAGCGCCACATCAGCGCCAATTATAAATCTATCGTCAAAACTAGGAGGAATCCACATTTCTAGGTGGCCTTCTCTAGCATCTTCGAAGTAATTACTCTTTTCATCAAAGTGTCTTATGTAATCTGGAGCCTGTACAACAATACTATTAACTTTTTCTTGATCAAAGACAGAGTTACCAGTAACTAGGAAAGCTTCTTCAGGACTGCTGGGGTATTCTTGCTTAAACTTACGCTCCCCCGACTCTCCTATCTTTAAACGCCTCCAGTACAACTGATCGTTGTCTAAATCGTACTTTTCTAGTAGACTCCATTCTTCTTCTGTCAGCTCCATTCCTTCTGGTGCTGTCCTTCTGTACTCATCTGTGATAAACCAAGGTAGAAAAATAGGAATGTACTCATTTTCTCCTCTCATTGCCCCTTGATACAGGCGATAGAACTCCCCCGAAGCACCATTGGCGGTACTTTCAAGGATTACTTCAGTTCCCGCCTCTTGAGATATACCTTGAAACAGTCCTGCCAGTATCTGTTCGTCAAACTGCCAGAATCCAACCTCTGAGAGGTGAGCAATTGTAGGTGTAGTTCCTCGTCCAGCTTCTTTAGCGCCAGCCGTGTACAGCCTATAACCGCTTTTGTTGTGTTCGAATAGAATCTCTTTAGCATTACTCTTGTTTAGCGCTGGTGGCTCCTCCATATTGTCGATAATATTACGAGACATGTTGAAAAGAGCGTCCGAAGTGGCACTATCATGCGCCATAACGACTGAACGAGTGTAAGGTGTGAAGAACGTCTTCCAAAAGACTCTAGCGGCGCAATAGGTGCTGATGCCCTGCTGTCGCGCTTTGAGTACGATGGCTCTGACCTTCCCAGTTTCAGCTAATTGTTCTTCTAGCTGTGCATTGATAACAGTTTGTGCTTGGTTAAACTCAAAGGGAACGAAGCCCGAAGAAGCGTTCTTAGTAATAATTCTTATTTGTTCTTTAGAAAATAGTTCAAAATCATCTTTGTATGCCTGTAGTTGCTTACGTTTTGATAACTCTTTGGCTAGTTCTAGCTTTCTTTTGTTGTCCATTTAGGTGTCCTCTAAATTTTCCTATAAGGGTGTGTTTATCTTCAAAAAATCTTTGGGGAGGGGGTGTCCTTTGGGGATATAAATACCTACTCTCTCTGTGTGTCTAAAAGATGTGGAGCGGTGTGGGGTACCCCCTCTTTGTTTCGGGGTCCCCCCTGTTTCTCTGTGCGCGTCGGGCGCTTTCCCGTCTTTCCTTCTTGTGGGGTGTTGTTATGTTTTCTCTTCTTTCTCGCGTTCTTCTGTCCGTTTGGGTTCTTTCTCCTTTCGGTCGTGGTTGTGGTTCTCTCCGTGCTGTTTGGTTCGGTGGGTCTCTGTCTGTTTGGGGTGGTGTTGCTCCTGCGTCTTCGCTTTCGGTGTCTGACGCTTGGGTCTTGTGTCGCTTCTTCTGGCGTTAATCTTCTTGGGCGTCCTGCTTCGGTGGGGCGTCCTTGTTTTTTTTTCCGTGTCGGGCGGTTCCCGTCTTTTTTGTTTTGGAGTGTTTGTTATGTCTTTTGCTCTTGGTTCTCTTCCTCTTTCTCTTTCTCCGTCTTCGTCTAGTCCTGACTGGGCGTACTCGGATCGTGTTCGTCTTGGTCGCTACTCCGCTAAAGGCGGTCCTCGTCTTCAGTTAACTTTGTCTGTTAGTTTGCCTCGCGCTAACCTTGCTTCTTTGTCTCCTGCTGAAGCGGCTTCTCTTGGTAAGAAGTTGCTTTGGTGGTCTGAAAATCCTTGGCATTCGTTTGACTCGGATACCGAGCAGCCTCCTGCTTGTGATCTTTGGGATGACGATGATTGGGGTTAAGTTTCCTCCCAACTGGCCCTGCTCCTTCGGGAGTGGGGTCTTTTTTTGGGATTAGCCTTGTGGATAGCTCCGTGTTCTCCTCCCGCACGTTGAGCTATCCTCAAGGACAATCCTGTTCTAGTGTGTAATAATATGAAAGGAGATCACATGAAATGCATGTCAATCGCACTCAATAACGAGTGGAATTCTACTAATAATGAAGTTAGACGTACTGCTAGTCTAGCTTATGATATGAAAGAAACTGTATCTAATCCAGATGCAGTTAAAGCGTATGAAGTCGCAATGAGTAAACAGAAAGAGATTGAAGAACTCATGCGTAAACATGACCAAGGTCTTGCCGAACACTACCGTAAACGTGAACTTAAATCTAAACTAGGAGTAAATTAAATGAACTATCTATCAGTAACTGCCGAGCATGAAGCTCTATTTGCAAGCGCTAAAGAATTCAGTGTTAACGATCGTGTAATGGAATACCGTAAAGAAGCTATTCGTAAAGAGCTTGAGGCTGTGCTAAAGTACGGTGACGGTAAGCCAAGAGCTCGTATTAGGGAACTTAATCCAGCCTTCCGTAATGTAGATACAGAGGAAATGATTGAATTCAAACAACAGGGTAAGAGTAGCTTCTGGATCGGTAGACACTATAATATTGCCGCAAGTAGTGTAAGAACTCGTATCAATCGTTATTTAGCAAGAAAGTCAGTATAATGGATGCTATATTTGCACTTCTAATGATATGCCTAATCATAAGCGCAGGTGCTCTTATCTTTATGTTATTTGCACCTTTCATCAAAGAGCTTGACGACAAGCTAAACAAGGAGATAAACAAATGGTAAGGTCAAATTAGCCTCGTGGCTACATCTTAACGGGTGTAGCCTAGAGGACAATTGTGTCCTACAACGCTCATAGAGCAGAAAGGCCATATCATGGCTAATTCAACAACAATCCTTCGCGACCTCACATTCTACTGGGCGAAACTGGACAAGCCAGTATCACCCTTCGGAACGGAGCAGTATGACCTTCAGGTACGTTTCCCAAAGAAGCGTGTCAAAGAGATGACTGCTTATGGTAAAATCAAAGACCAAGGCGATGGACAATTCTCTATTAACATTACTCGAAAGGCAAAGAATGCCAAAGGTGAATCAACACCTGTTCGTGTAGTGGATGAAGTTAAGCGTCCATTAGAAGGGTTGATCGGTAACGGCTCTAAAGGGAACATCATCGTATATCAATACGACTGGTCTGTTTCTGGTAAGACTGGAACCAAAACTATTCTTGTAGCGGTACAAGTCACTGACTATATCGAATACAAGGATGAAGGTGCTATTGACTTTGATGTCATCGGTACTTCACAAGACGCTATGGAAGCTCAATCTGACTTCTAGGCTAACTCAGAGAGGCTCCTTCGGGAGTCTCTTTTAATTACGAAAGGAATATACTATGGATATCACAACTATGTCTAATAGAGAACTTGAAGCATTAGCTCAAGATATCTCTGTTGAGTTACAAGAACGTGAACTTGCAGAAGACATGCAGGCTCAAGCTGAAATAATTCAATCACGCAGAACAACAGGAGCGTAACTATGAATATAGACGTAGAAGTAACACAAGCTGTATCTGAAATTGATGATGCAATAGAAGCTGTCACTGAGGAGTTTCTTGTAGGCTTTGCTGAAAGGCACATGTCTGACTGGATGTCTACTCACGGAGCTACCGAAAAGGCCGTTGAATCTTTCTCAGAGTTAGAGTCAGAAATACTACGTAAAGCACTTGTAGTAATTCGTACTCGCTGGGAAAGGTCGGGTAACTAATGGAGTATATAGTTCTCGCTATAGTTACTCTGCTGTTAATTTGTTTCTTCTTGGAGGGTTTCTTTGGCAAGTAACCCTTCGGGGAACACTCAAAGCTCGCTAACGCTCGTCGGTAAAGGCGTGCGCCAGTAACACTTTGAAGTGTACTCCGAATAGAAACGCTTTGGTCCTATGCATAATGACCGCTATGAGTACTAGCAGTGGTACTCTGAATTATGACCGCTATGAGTACTAATAAGGCCACTCTGGTACTACTTTAACCCGAAATTGGGGTTTACGTGAAGGAGTTACTGTGAGGGTGGCTACGAGTGTATGTAAGAGTGAACAAGAAAGGACACTATATATGAATAAACAAGACTGTGAATGGTGGATTCTATGGTCCATTAAGTGTATACTCTGCGTAGCTATTCCGCTACTAATAATAACAACATTGTTCTAGAAAGGACTACCCAATGATAGTGCAACCAATCGAAGAAGAGACTCCCACAGTATCCCTGCAGTACAAACTAACAAGGCACTACGAGGCTCAATACAACGTAGACTTCTTGTTAACTAAACTGCA